TTGAAATGGTACCATTCTGGCAACTCAAGACCCACATCAAAATCTTCAAATGCTGATCTGATGTATTCACTGCCTTTGATATCTTCTTCATCCCCTGTCAACCTTACATCAAATAACTCCTCCACTAATGACTCTAGATTTAAACCCACCCGACACCTCACACATAGATCCTCTGGTCTGATTCTCCATTGACATGTTGGTCAGAATGGAGAAAGGACTCACCACAACAATCAAATATTCTAATCCATGCTCCTTGCAAATAGACTCATAAGCCAGTCGTTTATCCACATATGAGGACTCCATGCTTTTGGGAAAACCAGAGGCATTTGTGGCTAACTCTAACACAGAATTCCTCTGCTTATCAATGAAATCTGGTGTCAAATTGGTGAGTATGCCCAAGGAACTGAAAGGAGTGTCTGTCTTAACAGATAATCTTGTAGCAACAAAGTCATGTCTAATTGCTTTCAGCTCTTTAAAGGTCATATGGAGAGGACCCACATGCATTGCAGCTGTCTTAAGGTGTGTGGGCATTTCATACAATTTCTCTGTCTCAATATCAAAAGACAGGGTGTAATTGTAATCAAAGGATGTGGCTATATTAGGATCCCCTCCTCTTGACAGGAAACTTGAGGATAACTCTTTGTTTCCCTCAAGATTGAGTATCTGGAAAGATACCCTAGGCTCGACTGTTCTATATTCAGGATCCTCAATAGCTGTTAGACTCAAAATGCCTGGTTGTGTAGTGATGTTGTACAAGTCAGAATCTGAGTCTAGTTCCCAACCAACCCTTTTGATGCTTGGGTGACTTGTGACCCATCTACTTCGGAACCCACATGACTGACAAGGTTGCATCAATTCAGCAAATTGATTGTTGTTCACCTTGTGTGTAAGTTTGCAATTCCTACACACTATTACAAAGAGATTGCATGCAGGTCTAATCACTCTCCCTTCATGATAACCCCATCCTTCCATAAAATATTCTTTGTTGTGGACAACTACATGAGCAATTCCATTGGTCTCATAAAACCACAGATTTTGAAGTGATGGCAGACAATCCCTCCAACCTGAATGGGTCAAACCATACCAGAAGGAACCATTCGGAGATGGCAGATTCCTTCTTCTATTCCAATTAACAAGATGCAAAACACAACAACCTGGAAGATAGCCTAGACACCAATTGCAAACAATTTGACTATGGCCACACCGATGAGTGGCAATCATGAAATCTCTCCAATCATTATCAGGAAGGTAACCTTCCAATAAGAGCAAAAGCAAATTCCAGTTCTCATTGATCACCTTAGTAGTACTAGTCAATTTGAC